AATGCTAATCCTTTTCTGGTTAATTTACCATTTTTAGAGGTTGCTCCTTTTACTCCTGACATTCTAGCACAAAAAGATTTTCTTCTTGCTGCTGCTGTTTTACTTTTACTTGCTTGTTTAGCAGTAACAGGTGCTTTTAAATTGCTTCCAGTTGCTTTGTTATATTTAGCTCTACCTTTAGCTGTCAATCCTCCTTTCTTGGATTTTTCACCTCTTCCTATTGATAAATTAACTGATTTCTTTTTCATTTCTTTTTATATGGTTTAGCTGTTTTTTTAGCTTGTTTAAATGCTTTTGCTGTTGGTGCACCTTTAGAACCTTTTTTTCTCATAGTTTCGCCGCTACCAGCTTTTATTCTTTTTCTTTTTGCGTGTATGTTTGCGTATAATCCTTTTGGCATAATTTTATAATTTATTGTTAATCATTTTGTAAAGCTTGAGAACCTAATACCTCTGGTCTTAAAGACCTTACAAAATCTTTTAATATTCTTTGTTGTGTTTTACTTTGTTCTTTATTTATTATATTCTGCAATGCTTCAATTCCTTTTTCTCTATTTACTAATATTTCTGCGACTTGCTTTGTATTTTTTTTATTAAGTCCTGCGGCTCTGTTTTTTAAAGCGTTTACTGTTACCCTTAGTAGTTCAGTTTTACCTCCTCTTGCAACCTCCGCACCACTTACTATTTTATCTAATACATCGTCTTGAGATAGATTGAAATCTGATCTACTACCTCCTAATACTTTAAATCTAGTATCAGCCGCCGCTATCTCTTCTTGCATTCTCTTTTTAAAATCTGTAAATTTCTTTCCATCTCCTAAAGCGGCTTTTATTTTATCTACAATACTTAAATCATTAAATATCTTTTTAGCAGGATCATTACCTATTGAAGTATTTCTGACTATTCTATCTAACCCCTCTCTAAGTCCAATTCTAAAAGCATCTTTTTCTGCAACACTCATTTCTTTTATCATCTTTTTGACTTGTTCGGCGGTTATTCCTTTTTTTACTATTTCTAAGCCTTGCTCTTGTGCATTTTGGATTGAAGCAAAATCACTGAATACTTGTCTAGCTTTTTTATAATCTGGATTGAGTTCGTCAAGTTTACTCACTAACTCTTTTTTAATTCCTTGTAATATACTTGCCTCTTGCCTTTCTCCTTGTCTGATTGCTTTTCCTATCTTATCATCTAAAGACTTTTTAGCGGCATCAAGCATCACTATTGAATTATCAGCAATTCCTTTACCAACAGCCTTAGATTCTTCATAAATCTTTTTTAAATTTTTTATTTCCTTTGGTGTATGTCCTGCACCTATTATAACTTCTTCCTTTGGAGGAATAGAGTTTAAAAAATCTTCAAAACTTTTAAATTGTTTCGCTTGCTTTACCAAGGGGTCTTTTATTTTACTTGTGCCAGGTATTCTGAATTTTCTTCTAGCGTCTGCAATATCTGGAGCTATTTTATTAAATAGTTCCTTATTTTTATTTATATCTAAAGTTGTATTTTGTTTAAAGGCTTTCTCGTATAAAGGTGCTGCAATTTCGCTCCTTGCTTTTGCTAAATCATCTATATTGCCAAAATAAGCACCTACAGGTGATATATCTTTTGACAATTGCTCACTAACTCTTTTTACTGCTCCAAAACTTCTTTGTTCTAATGCATCGGTAACTACATCTTTTGCTTGTGGTAATTTTGCGATGCTTCTTGTTAATCCTTTTACTTCATCGCCTGCTACATCTGGAATAACTGAAATTTGACCTTCTTGTAATTTATCTAAAATTGGCTGTGCATCTTCTGGTCTTATACCTTTTGCAATTATATCTTCTGGCTTGGTTGCTACAAATTGTCTTTTTACTAATCCTGCCGTGCCTTTTATTGTTTTACCTGCACCAAGTAAAGTTCCGCCAGTTAGAGCGCCTAACCCTGCACCAATTGCCGTTTGTTGCACTCTTTCTTTTGCTGTTCCCTCTTCTGTTGGTTGTATAAGTTCTGCTGCCGCACCTCCTGCAATACCGCCTTTTATTAATCCCATTCCTGCACCTACTGGCAAAGCTGGAGCAATGCCACCAATAAAACGCCCTACCTTTCTTGCTGTTGAATCATCTTTTTCTAATTCTTTTTCTTTTGCTATTTGTTGTCCTATCTTTCCTGCAAACTCTTCTTGTCCCAATAGCTCAGCTCCTAATTGAGTTGCACCTACTGCCGCACGACCTAATCCTTCTGTAAATCCTGCCAAACCCTCTACTGTTGCAGTTCCAACTTTTGATAAAAAAGATAGGTCTTGAGGTTTATCAAATTGCTGTTGTGAAGCAAATTGCATAACTTGATCTTGTGTTGTACCCTCTGGCACTTCAAACCTTGCTATTCTTCCATCTGGTAATTGTATTTTTGCTATTGGCATTATTCAAATCCTAAAAATTTAATTCCTCCTGTTGCTGGTTGCTCTGTTGGAGTCATTCTTGGAGCATTACCTCTTAACATATCGCTAATTCTAGCTTTACCTTCTTTATCTGGGAATAGTGGATTATTTTCGTAAAATTCTTTTTTAACTTTAGCAAATCCTTTAAAAGTTCCTTTTTCAGATAAATATTGATCAGCAAGATTTTTTAGCTGTAAAGTTCTTTCTTTGTCCCTCATTCCTATTTCAATTAAAGCTAGATTTTGAGATTGTGTTTTATTTCTATTAGGAACACCAGCTACTAAGAATCTTAAATCACGATCAGAAGTTGCACCTGTCAACCCTCCATCTTCTCCTTTTGGATTTCTAAGTTGTAAAGCAAGTTTATTCCCAACCGCTGCGATAATAGCATCATCTTTTAACCCTTTTACATCAAAACCAAATAAATCAGCTACTTTCTTACTTCCTGCTCGTAAATCAGCAAAAGCACCCTGTGCCGCATCTGGATTACTAACTGCTTGTCTTAAAGTTTCTAAGGTTTCTATACCTCTCCTTGCTTGATCTCCTGCATCCGCTATTGACTCATACTTTTTAGCAAAAACTTTCCCTAACTGCTTTCTTTCCTCCGTTTCGAATTCTCCAGTTTTAACCTCCACCAATGGCTTTGTAGGTTGTACTTGTTGCTGTATAGCTTGCCTTCCTATGTCTTCTGGTATTAGTCCTGCTTCAATATCAGCTTGTAACTTTGCTAATGGTGATTGCGGGGTTGGTGCAGTAGGTGGAGTTAATTCAGATTTAATAATTTGTTGCACTAAAGCATCTTGACTTGTTGGCGATAATAAATCAGCAAATTCAGATGAAATCCCCTTCTGTTCTAATAACAAGCCCATCTTCTGCTTTCTTCTTTCATTTTCTGCCATCAACTTATCTCTTGCCCTCTTTTCAGCAAAAGCACCTATTGCGGCTGTTCCTAATTGTGCAGCTAATACTCCATAACCGCCTCGAGGATCAAAACCCTCTCCGCTTGTGGCAGCTTGTCTTATTTGTCCTGCTTTTTGTAATTCTTTTTGTAGTAATTCTCTATTTGTTGCCATATTTTTTAAATTCAACATCAATTAAATCATAATTAACCGCTAGGAAGCCATCTTTCTCAATTATAGCCTCTGGATTACTTTCTTGTACTTCTTGAGCAATTACACCTTGATAAACTTCTGGTTTACCCTTGTAGTTAAACTTGTAAATATTGAGTCCAGATTTTGACTCTCCTATTTTAATTATATTGTCTTTCAGCCTTTTATCTGAAAATAATTTTTTAAAACCCCCTACTTGACCAGCAGCACCAATTACACTACTACCAAGACTACCTAAACCTCCAATTAAAGCACTTTGTCTCTGTAAACTTCTATCTTTTCTTGCTTGCTCTGCTTGGAAAGCTCTGTTTAATTGCCCCTGCTCAGCACCGAATAAATCTAAACCGCTAAATTGAGGTTGGAATTGTTCAAAACCTACCCCACCTACTTGAGCTTGACCAAGTAAAGATGCTAATTCATTAAATCTTGCTGATCTTTGGGCTTCTGCTGTTTGCACTGATTCAAAAGATAATTGTTGTAATTGCCTACCTTGTGATTGTTGCAACCTGTCTAATTCTCTTGCGTAAGCCTCACTTCCTGCTGGAATGCCTCTATCTGCTAAAGATTGTTCTAATTGCTCTTTTTGTTCTGTAAAAGCTGGTTCTAATAACTGTCTCCCTTGCTCAAATCTTGCTGATGGGTCTGTACCTGGAAGCTCTATTCCTTGTAGTTGAGATGAAAGACTTTTTGCCAACGCTTCTTGCCTCCCTCTTTGTTCTTGCTGAAAAGGCGACTCTTCGATTCTTACCGTATTTGTTACGGGGTCGTATATTTGCCTTCCTCCTGGTGTTATTATATTAGGATTGTTTAATAATAAATCCTTTTGTTGTTCTGGTGTTAGTTTAGAAAAGAGATTGGCTGTACTTATTTGCTCAGGAGTTTCAAATGATAATCTTGGTGCGCTATTTCCAAAAAGATTTTTTCCTGTAAGTCCCCTATAAACTAATCCAACGGGAGTTGCTTTATTAACAACTTTTTTTGCCTCTCTTTTTATTTTTTTAAAAAATCCCATTATAAAATATTATTAACTGTTACACTGTAATCGGTTCTATACCAACTAAGTTGTTGACCATTTAAGGCAACAAATATCTTCATTCCTAAAGCTACACCTTCGCCAGAAGTTACAACTAGTTCATTTCTGATTGCACTTACAGGTGACCAAGGAGAACCCCAAGGTGAACCCCAAGGCGTGCCAGATGAAACACTACTAACATCTTGAGTAACTGCCCTAGAGCCATAATCAAAACTGATTGTAGTATTTAAAACAACATTACCATCAACATTGATTACATTTCTAAACTCATTTACTACTTTTTCTTGTGGAGAACCTAAATCAGAATA